CTTGTATCTTTGTGAGTCACCACAGTAAGGACACCTAAAATTATAAAGACCTCTCTTCTTATTTGAAAAGAGGTTAAGCCTGTGGGATACTAGTGTTATGTACTGTTCGTCTAGAACGGACATCCAATATCTTTATAGTACTCACTACTATACTAGAAAAATTCTATCTCGTCAACTCTACTTGTGACGGTTGAAATACTGGTCTAACGATTTTTTGTCCGATTGGACTAACGATGAAAGATATAATAGAAAGAGCACCAAAAATAGACCACATCTTCTTTTCCATTGTGCGAAGACGAGTATCAACCTTTCGTATATCCCTTTCACAACCTTGTTTAATCTCCATTGCTTGTCTATTTACCTCACGATGGAGACTCTCCACCTTTTCAAACAAGACAGCATCAATTCTGTCCTGTTTATCTAATTTCTCATCATGGACAGCACGCATCTGTCCCATTTTTACTGAGTTCTCGCTAAGGGTTTCTATTACTTTTTCTAGTCTCTGTAATAGAGCACCATTAACGTCAGGTTCCATCAGACATTACGGATAGCAAAGTCCAGTGCTGACTGGAATGAAGCAGCATCTTTGTTCAACATGAACTGGAACTGCTTCTTGTGCTCATCATTCTCTAGTCCTGCATATGCAGCAGCAATTCTCTTAGCAGAGAAGTTATCTAAATTCTGTGCTGAACCATCAGCGAACTGGATCTTAGCAAAGTGTGTCTCTCCACTTGGATTAAGTTCCTGTGTTGCTACATCAAGTGCAACTTGTACAACATCTTGATTTTCATTAACCATTGTTTCACCTTCAAATTCTGTAGAGTTATTAAGTTTACCAAGTTTCTTGGTCTGTGTTGATGCCTTCTTTTTAAAATCTGAAAGACGTGCTTTCATTAAGGTATCCATTTCTTTGGTCTTGTCTTGCATAGACCTTTTTGCTTCATCCTTTTTCTTATGAAGCTTCTTCTGAGCACGTAACTTTTTGCTCTGAGCAATTTGCTTTTGTGCTCTCTCAGTGTTGGAGGGAGCTGCTTCAGAAATTTGTTTTTCTTCTACTGTTTCCTTCATTTTTCTTTTAGATATACGAGACATCAAATCTTTAGCACCCGATGTACGACCATCAACTTGGTCTTGGTTGCCTTTTTTGTAACGGCGATGCTGTCTAGGGTTGACTACAACGAACGCTGGTGGTAATTGTAATGAACTTCCGTCTCCAGCTTTCATATCAAATTCAACTCCTTCAAGCAGTCTTGATTTACATCTTTATTTAGCGACAAAGGAAGTCTGTCAAGAAATAATAAGAATGCCTTCATCACTGGCCAATAGTTCTCCTCTATTTTGTAGAAGAGTAAAGGCGTTGCAGCATCACCAAACACATTATATAATAATATAATATGATTAAGTATCAAATGCTTTTTAAGCTCCCCCGTAGTTTCAAACCTACGGAAGAGCCTTTTGATGTACTTGAACTTTTTTATATCCTCCTCAAAGTCACTGTAAGTGACTGATTGAGGATTATTATAATTTTTAATAGCAAAGATAGTCCAGTTGTCTGGAGTCAATTCATCAAATTTCATTTACATTATTATGTAACTGTTAGTGTTGCAGCATTAGATATTACAGTTGTTGCACCTTGTGATGTACCAACTAAACATCTGTACTTATTACCATTGTCTCCAGCGGCTGTTGCTGCTGTAGTATATGTTGCAGTAGTAGAGTTAGATCCTGTAGTAGTATTAGCGAAGTTAGTACCATCTGTACTGACTTGCCACTGATATGTTGCAGTAGCACCTACTCCGTTAACAACGACAGTAACATCAGATCCACCAGCGTATGTACCAGTTCTGCTTAGTGTCAATATATCATTGTCTGTGTATCCACCACCACCTGCTGTAAGTGTAGGTGTAGCAGCACCGTTAGCATCAACTACAACAGAGAACTTAGCACCTGATCCAGTACCACCTGTTGCTGTAATTACATATGTACCAGCAGTTCTTCCTGCTGTGTTTCCGTTATTTGCAGCACCATCAAATGCTGAAGCAGCACCTGTTGGAACAGCAGTAACTGAGAATGCTTGTGTTCCAGTAGCAGCAACCGATGCGTTGGCAGGTTGAGCACTAATTGTAACTGTGGAAATGAAGTCACCAGCGAGAGTATCATCTGATTGTGTCTCACCAGAGTTTGCTTCACCACCAGCAATAAAGACTACTTGTTCTGCCTTATGACGTGGGTTACCAGCACTATCATTATAAGTGAAGTATGACCACCAACCAGGAGCATTCAATCCCCTGTTCTTGTTCTGAGCAAGTGCTGCTTCAGTTTCGTCAATATAGACTATTGTTTTTGTTTGTGAATCCGTAGCAACACCAATACCAGCCTTGGTTTTGTTAGCATTGCTGTCATCACTTCCGTAAAGAGACATTGATACGCTCCGAATAATTTACCATTTCTTCATTTATTTATACTATTAGCAGTCACACAGGTTTGGATGCTCCCCTGTAGCACACCATGCTGCTGGATCTGCTACCTGATTACATTCATATTCATCTGGGACACCTGGCCAAGACCAATCTATCCTACCCATACCACCTGAAGGATCGCATCCCACTAATAATGGTGTGAGTAGTATTAAAAATTTCTTCATTAAGATACCTTACCGCCTGTACAATTCCAAGGAGAATTAGGATCTATTTTCTCCATCCAATTAAATCCCGATCCTTCTGGGTAGATATATTTTCCATTCTCGTCAAAGTTTGGACCTACCTTCTTTGCAGGGTATGTGGGATAAGGTATTTTCCCTGCTCTCATCTCATTGCCTTTTCTTCTTCTTAACTGATTACCAGTCTCGTGATCCTCAGGCATTTGTGGCCAAGAAGATCCTAAGAGCTCCTTGACCATCTCCTTAGTGTACCCATTAGGGTGACTCACAATGCTACTTTTTTACTTTCATAATATTTCACAGCAGCATCATAGTATGATCCTATATTATGATCAGCAACACCATCAAATCTGGTGTCGTTCTCATCTTTTAATTTAACAACTGGATGAGTATGTACATAACCTGCTAACCAAGGTGGTGTACCAGGTACTATATCATCTCCATGAACAAATCTAAGATGACAAAGATCTTTGATTCTTCTACGTAGTCTACGTCCACCTGGTCTAGGTGATCCAGCAGTTACTAGTGCAATATTCTTATTGCCTGACTCCCATAATAAGTCTGCAATTAATGTTGCGGTTGCTCCACCAAGAGAGTGACCTGCTATAACAAGTTTCCTCTCTGGATTCAATCCCTCATATGCTACCACTAGTTGTGCTAGTGTCCTGTTAGCATTGTTCTTGAATCCTCTGTGACAATCATCTCTTTTAATAAGAAATTTTAAATTGGTAATCCAATCTGTTGTCTCATTTGTTCCTTCTACTGCAAGAATGGTATGACCTGCAACCTTTCTGCTAACTAGAAAATCTTCTGTATGTGGGTAAACATCCCTACAACACCTTAGTGCTTCTAATACTACTTCCTTTGATAATGTCATGATAAAACTCCTTTTAACTATTTATGTGCTTGCTCTGAGCCTCCAATGTTACAATCAAGATCAGAATGACAATTCTCTGATCCACCAGAGTTTATTGAGAATGGATTGTGTCTAGCCATTGCAATCCTATACATCTTTTCGTGCATTGTTACTACTTCTTCTGCACCCTTCTCATATTCAGGTGTGTACTCATGCCTTGATTGATAGTTATCTGCTATCTCTTCTTCAGGTCTTGGATTTTCGTTAGGGTCTCTCGCTATTGGCATACTGTCATGGGGGTGGGGTTTGTCCTCAAACCATTCATCATAAGGTATCTCTGGTAAGGGCATTATCTCTTCTTAAAGTAATGTTCTATCACTTCTAACTGATCATGATAACGTGCTATCTTATCTAGTTCAACTTGAATCGCTTCAGTAATATCTGAGTGCTCACCAATTCCCATTGGATGCTCAAGATATACTTCCACGTTTGCTTTATGCTTTGCAATCTCACCTTGTGCGTGAGCTTTGACTGCGGTTAGTAGTTGGTCTCTCATATGTAACATTAGTAAAGGTTCTCCTCTTCTCCTAGTTGTATTATAACATCACTAGTAGGTTTAGCAACACAAGTTAAAACATATCCTGCTTCTAGTTGTTCTTCATCTAGGAAAGATTGATCTTCTTGGTCAACAGTTCCTTCAATTATCTTACCAGCACATGAGCTACACGCACCAGCACGACAAGAGTAAGGAGCATCAGCACCTGCCTCTTCCACGGCATCAAGGATGAGTTCGTCATCCGCACATTCAACGGTTGTTTCTTCACCATTAACATCTTTAACTGTAACTGTATAAGTAGCCATTGTAACGTAGCAAAGTTACTTTATATAGTTATTCTTCCTTACTTGGTTGAGCATTCTCAAGCAATTCCAAAATCCTATCCATATCAAGTGCTGACAACTCACCATCCTCTGTCCACTTCAAAGCAGAGTAGTTTGATATGCATGGTTGTCTACTATTGTGGGTAAAATAATCGCCTGACATTGTTCTTGTGTTGGGTTCCACATATTATATAACATGAAACTCACACAAAATGGTGGTTTCTTTATAATATCTACAGTTTCTCGTAGCCTTTTGATGTATGACCATGTGCTATGCCTAGCTCATGCATCTTTGCATGTTCATCAATAGGATCTCTTAGGTCTGTCTTACCTGGTCCAAATGTAAGGTACAATCCATACCCTACTACAAATAGTAGCAACGCTACAATAATGAATACTAATATCATAATCCTACTTTTAATCTAGATGTTTCAACAATCTCAACTTGGATTGGTTCCTTGAGTCTATCAGCAAGCCTGTGATATGCAAAAGCAGTCACTACTTGAGGGGCAATGAATGCAGCCATTGCTACCACCCAAAAGATATAGTAATAGTTTTCTTTGTTCTGAGTTCTCATCTTTTTACATCGTGAGCACAACCATCACCATTATAATCGTTGCTGTCATAATATCCACCCTTTGTGCCAAAATATAATGATAACGCAACAAAGGGTAGTGCTGCAACTATTAAGAAAGTTTCTAGAATCATTTAGGTAACTCTCCACCTTCATGTAAATCTTTTATAGGAAATGTAACCATCTTCTCCCAAGGAGAATAGTTATCAAAAAGAACTGCTGCGTTAGTACCACTAATTCTCTGAATGAATCCAACATACCCACAGTATATAGAAGTGGGATTCTTCACTGTCACTGTAGTTCCTGGTAAAATCATAGTACCTGTATAACAGCAACAACATCTGGTATCTCCATCATCAATTTCTTTTCTATACCTTGCTTCAATGTCATAGTACTCATAGCACATGTCTCACATGCACCACCAAGTCTTACCTTAACATATCCATCTTCTATATCGTAAAGTTGTAGAAATCCACCATCAGCCTCAATATAAGGAACAAGTTCCTCTAAGACTATGAGTACGTTTTCTTCATTTAATTCCATTAGCTTCTTTGATTGCCTCAACAATAATCTTCTTAAGTTGATTTTGTTTCTTTCTACCTAGACCAGCACGTGTGTCGATCTTTACTTTAACCCAATAGATTCCTCCTAGCACTAGGAGAAAAGGAATGGCATCTGCCCATGAGATCTCATTCCATGCTTGTACTACATTCATTAGTATAATCCTGGTAAGTTAGCAGCAGTGGTAGATTGAATTCCATCACCTACCTCTGGTAGTGGGTCTCCCTCTGGTGGAGCCTCCACTAAAGTACCTTGTGACTTACGAATTTCACGTAACTCTCCAAAGTTTTTATTCTTAGTACCTCCATCATATTCCCAAGCATATCCCTCGGCAATCATCTGTTCGTTTAACGAAACAGTAGAGTCGCCAACGTAGAGCCAACCAAGAAGCCTACCATACTTCCCCATGCCACCCTTAAGTTCAGTTCTAATAGTGAGTTCATTCTCTCCTTTCAAAGTGTCCTGAAGGGTATACTTCATCCAGTTAGTTGCGTCTATACCTAATGCCTTCTCTTCTAAATCTCTAGTCCTCTTCTCAGGAGTATCGATACCAGCTATACGAACACGTTCATGCTTATAGATATCGAATCCTAAATCTATTACTACGTCAATGGTATCTCCATCAACTACTTTCGTTACTTCAGTTACTCGGAAGTTGTAACAACTCTTCCTGCTTGGTGGGGTCATCTTTCCCATCATTCATCTCCGCATATGCCATCTTTAGTATATAGTATATATACCAAGTGACGATGGCTAATAGGATAGCAAGCATCCAGATGACACTCCAGACAACCATTAGACGTATGCTTCAGCAGCAAGTCTAAATGCTAATCCTAGAGAAACTCCCATCACTGTGAGTCTACTCATCCACCACATTATCTCATGCTTATGCTTCGTAATACGACTCATAGCTCCATACCCATGGTACAGTAATCAATAAAATGAGGATGCTCCCTTAGACCAGGGACATCCTCTTTTGAATGTTGTATTGCTTCATATGCATCTTCTGCATACTCACAAATTTCATAGTGATTGCGGCTTGTATCGTGGTAGCCAACCGTATAGTGGGACATGATAGTTTCAACTCCACTAAGTTTCAAAGTATGTAAGTATTTATACTTTTTTGTCTTGTTTTTGTATCTCTTTTATGCGTTTCCTGACCAATTTAGCATACAAAACATCCTCCTTTGTCCAAAGGTTTTTGTTTGCTTTACGTTGTTTTATTATCTTCTTCGCTACCTTCTTGTCTTCTAGGTCACTCATTTACTCTTGCTGATGTTGGGGCTCTGAAATACTTATTTATAACCTCAACTTGATCATGGTATCTTGATATCTTATCAAGCTCTTGACCGATTGCTTCGGTGATATCAGAATGCTCTCCAATACCAGCTGGATGTTCTAGGTAAACATTGACGTTTGCCTTATGCTTTTCAATTTCACCTTGAGCGTGTGCAAGCATAGCACGTAATAGTTGCTCTCTCATATGTAATTGTCCCATAATAAACTCCTTTTGCACTATTTATGCAAGTGCAGGATTCTTTGCACAATTCTTCTCGTGCCTTTCTATCCATGTGTATGGACGTTGATGGTTTATAGGTGCTGTAAGACCGCAGTACTTACAGACCTTTCTTCTTTCTTCAGCCATAGTGATAACTTGGTTTGTTTGTCTTCTTGGATAGTTTCTGACTTCTAACCTTTGTGCCAGAAGTTTCACCAGCACCAGATGGATGCTTACCAGGTTTAGACTTACCTATGTTTACTGACTTACCTGGTTTCTTAGACTCAGTGTCATGTAAACGTGCTGGCTTGCCCTTGTCTTTAGTTATAACAGATTCTTGTCCATGCTTTCTCCCAAGTCTACGCATTACTTTACCAAACCTTCGCTTGGACATGCCCTTACCAGGTGAAGTTTGATACGAAACTTCACGTCCCTTGGATCCATCATCATATTTGTATTCACCAGTACCTTTCTTGTATCCGATACCTTTCTTCTTTAGGTCTTTTTCGAGCCCCTTGCGGGACTCTTTATTCTTTTTTGCGTCTGTACCCCTGTCTGCACTAATGTTTCCAGTGGTTTGTGTCTTAGACTTACTCAACATACGAGTAGTAGGATTACCTTCCTTAAGAAACTCGCTGAATCTCTTGAGTCCTTCTGGCTCATGGTATTCCCAATGACCCTCCTTCACATGGTCAGCAGCTTTGTATAGAGGTTTGCCTGTCTTGGCATTCTTCTTACCTGCTTTGTATCCTTTCCATGCAGGAGTGTTACCTTTCTTATCAGCGTTGGTAACTGTATACTCTTCTTTCTTTACTTCCTCTTTTTTCTTCTTATCACCAGGAAGTTTTCTCTTACCATCACCCTTCCATAAACCATAGGCGGTACCTTCTTTTGCTTCTTCCTTACGTTTCGCAGAAGCAGCTTTATAAAAACGTGATGCTTGCTTAACTCTTTTCTTAGCACCTTCCTTGTCGCCAGCAACCGCTTTTTTGCCACGGTCTATATCAGCAGCTTTAGATGCTTTTTGTAGTGTGTCAGAGGAAAGCTCGTGGAGCACTTCTTCTTTTTTAGTATTCATAATAGCTCCTTTGCCATGTTTCTTTTCAATGTTTTTCTTAACAATGTCAAGAGCAGTAACACCTTTACCGTGCTCCTTCTCTGCTTGTTTCTGGTATACTGTCTTACCTTTAGTCTTCTTGTTGTCAGGTGTACGCTTACTAGGGGTTGACTTGCGGTCAGATCCATCGTGTCCTATCCCATACTTTACGAGACGATCATCTCTCATTCTATCATAACCCTCTTCACTTGCAAGACTCATCTCACCATGTTGTCTGGTATTAAGTCTATCAATAGCAGGGTTCTTCTTCTTAGAAAAAGTACGATGAGCTGCAGATTTACCTTTAGGGTTTGACACGTTAGCCACCTACGACTTGGACTTGCTCTACTACCACATCAGCACTACCAGCAGTCAGTTTAACTGCTCTATTAACTAGAGGAGTTTGACCTAGGATTAATTGTGCATCAGCATTACTATAGTTTCCACCTGCACTAGATGAATCTATGTTGGTAGTAATGGTACCATCAGTTGTTGAAGCAACTGTCTTACCACTACCTACAGCAGATACAAATGCAGCTGCGTATGTTGTGTCACCACCATTCTGAGTAGAGATATAGTCTCCAGTCACAAACTTATGACCAGGAGTACCACCACTTTCTACAGTGATAACTTGAGGATTAGCACCAGTTGCAGAAGCAATTCGTGCATTTGCAGGTTTGCCACATGAGATTAACTCAGGGACACCAGCAGCGAGGGTAATTGCAGGTCCAGCATTGACTTGTATTGAAGACGCTGAAGTTGCATGGACACGCAATACACCAGATTTAACTGTGATGTAGGCAGTACCCGAACCACTTACTGTTTGCGTATCAATAACATTTAATACTGACATTTTTAAAGAATACCTTTACTAGATTATTTATCTTGCTTTTGTTTTAGAAATTTAGCAAGTTCTGCTGTGCTACCAACAAACATGGTGTTGTTGGTGACTTGTTTATCAGATGAAGATCCTTTCGGATTCTCTATCTCATTAACTTTTTTATGGAGATCACCTAACTTATCAGCAACATCAGCAACATGTTTGATAAGTTGTCCAGCTACTTCATACGCTCTTGGTTGATCACTGCTCTGAGCCACTTCGAGGATGCCTTCCACCGCTTCCTGACCCTTTTCAATAAGCGAGTAGAGATTCCCCCTCGTGTATTCATAGTCTTTCTTGAGTTGATCCGAAGTCGTTGTTGGTACAACTTCCATCTTAGACTCCTTTTTAGGTACGAGAGATGTCTCAACGTCCAAAGCTTCTTCGATCCCATCAAACTGCTTCATCTTGTCCTGTAGTTGGGTTCCATTGTTTAGAATCAACAAACTCACTTGTCAATTCATTAAATCCAAAATTATCATCTGCATCAGCAGTTTCTGGATCAGGTGTTACCTGATATCTCACTTCACGTGGTGCATTAGGTGCTAACTCAGTCTTAGTAGAGTAGTCAAGAATTGCCTTCTTAATAACCTCACCAGACTTATCTTGGACAGGACCGTATAGGTAAGTCTTAGCAACAAATTGTAATGTATATACTAACGTCCTACGAGTATCGTAGTCACCTTCATACACATCCTCATAATCAATAGAAGTTAACGTAACTGGATAATCTCTCTTCTCATCCAATGTAGGTACTAGATTCAATGTGAGGTTGAAACTAGGTTGGAAGAAGGGGAGTATCTGCTCAAGAATCTGAAGACCATCGTCTTGATTCTTTGCCATGATTGCCAATTCAAAATTCAAATTATATGGTATTGGCATAAAACTTTTAAACTCTTTACCATCAGCTTGTGTGTTTCTGATGTATTGAGTTGGAGATACTTTACGAGTTGCATCGTAACTAAATCCCTGTATCTCAAAAGATATCCTAGGAAGAGTGATCTGGACAGATGTCTTATTAAGACCTACTTGATTCAATCTCTGTAAGAATTTCTGACGAGGACCATATGCCAGAGGTACTTTCATAACCTCTGTCTTTCCTGATACCACACGACGTAGTTCAATATTATTGAACAGTGTACCAAATCCGACTACTGTCTTCTTGATAATTTCGTGATATGAATACGTGCCTAACATTAGATACTACTTCCTTTATTTCCAAACTCACCAAAGGGATTAGTTTCAGTGAAATCAACAATAGCATCAGCCTGAGTCTCAACAACCCAGTTAGCTTCACTATTATCATTTTGATTATTTATAGTATTGTATGTAGCACTTGTCCACGCAGCACTAGATGTATTACCTGTAAGTGTCTCAGGTATACTAAAGATACCAGACCTATTGTATACAACCAACTGACGTGTAGCACTATTCCAAGACTTAACTGTAGCAGTTACATTAGAGTTACCACCTGTAACAATCTCCTCAGCAACAAAGTCTCCACTACCACCTTCAGCAACGTTAACACTTATTGCATTGGCATAGTTGACCTCAATTGCATCAACCTCTGCGATTCCTGTATCGATGTCCTCGTCGCTGTACTGGAAGAGTTCACATCGTAATCCCCAAGTGTACTGCTTACCCAATGTGAAAAATGGTACTTCATACTCGACAAACTGGATCTCAAAGATCTTATTCGCCAAGGGGAAGTATACGAGATCGCCTTCATTTGGTCTACCCTCCACTATTAGTGTTGTGTTATCGT